GCGGCGCTCCCGGAGCGCCTCCTCCAGCAGTGCCAGCAGCAGGCTGCCGGCACGCGGCGAGGCCTGGAACTTGAAGCGTCGCATCAGCACCGCCAGCTCGCCTTCGTAACGCAGCGGCACGCGGGCCGCCTCGAAGGCCGGCATTCGGCGCAGACAGTTCCCGCAGCGATGACCACCGAGCTGTGGCTCGGCGCATACCGGACAGGCCGCCAGGTTCCATGGCAAAGCGGCATGGCAGGCCGAACACCAGGGAGCCGTCGTCTCGCAGACGGCAAGACAGAACGCGCAACGACCCGGCAACAACCGCCGCAACCAATCGTCAACCTTGAAATCATGAATGGTTGACATGATCCGACGACGCCTTACCCTATCGGTCAACCGTGACCAATTCGAAAAGTTGACCAAAAGCGAGCCCTCCCATGCCAGCCCAACGCCACGACGTCCATGCGGTTGACTTGAACCTAGACGCCCAGCACGCCCCTCGCCACGACTGGCGTCTTGACGAGATCGAGCGCTGTTCGAACTGCCCTTCAACGACCTGCTGTTCCGCGCTCAACAGGTACATCGGGCACATTTCGACCCCAACGCCGTGCAGGTCTCGACCCTGCTGTCGATCAAGACCGGCGCCTGCCCCGAGGACTGCAAGTACTGCCCCCAATCCGGTCACTACAACACCGGGCTCGGCAAGGAGAAGCTGCTCGAGATCGAGAAGGTGGTGGAACAGGCCCGCGCCGCCAAGGAAGCCGGTGCCAGCCGCTTCTGCATGGGCGCCGCCTGGCGCAGCCCCGGGAACGTGACCTCGACGTAGTGGTGGAGATGGTCGGCCAGGTCAAGGCCCTGGGGCTGGAAACCTGCATGACCCTGGGCATGGTCGACGCCCATCAGGCCAGCCGGCTGGCCGAGGCTGGCCTCGACTACTACAACCACAATCTGGACACCTCGCCGGAATACTATGGCGAGATCATCACCACCCGTTCCTATGCCGACCGCCTGGATACGCTGTCCAACGTCCGCGATGCCGGCATGAAAATCTGCTCCGGCGGCATCCTCGGCATGGGCGAGGCACCGCGTGATCGCGCCGCCCTGCTGCAGCAACTGGCACGCCTGAACCCGCATCCGGAGTCGGTGCCCATCAACATGCTGGTCAAGGTGCCGGGCACGCCGATGGAAAACGTCGAGGATCTGGACCCGCTCGAGTTCATCCGCGCCATCGCGGTGGCCCGCATTCTCATGCCGGAAAGCCATGTCCGCCTGTCCGCCGGGCGCGAACAGATGGACGAGTCGACCCAGGCCATGGCATTTCTCGCCGGCGCCAATTCCATCTTCTACGGCGACACCCTGCTGACGACCGGCAATCCCCAGGTCGAGCGCGACCGGGCGCTGTTCGACAAGCTCGGCCTGCACCCGGAGCAGCGCGACACCCGCAGCGACGATGAACAGGCCGAAACCGCGCTGGCCCATGCCATTCAGCGCCAGCGTGACGACGCCCTCTTCTACGACGCCGCCCAGGCCTGAGCCGTCATGTCGCGTGCGGACCTCTGGTCGAAGCGCCTGGCGAATGCCGCCACCCAGCGACGAACGAGCGGTGGCTGGCGGCAACGCCCCATCCTGGATGAGGCGACACCTACATCGACTTCGCCGGTAACGATTATCTCGGTCTGGCCAAAGACCCCCGAATGGCCGAGGCACAGGCCGAGGGTGCGAAACGCTTCGCGCCGGCGCCAAGGCCTCGCATCTGGTATCCGGCCATCTGGCGATCCACGAGCGGCTCGAGCATCGCCTGGCCGAGCTGACGGGGCGCCCCCGCGCCCTGCTGTTCTCGACCGGCTACATGGCCAATCTCGGCGTGCTGCAAGCCTGTGCGACCGCCACACCCGAGTGTTCCAGGATCGCCTCAACCACGCCTCGCTGCTCGACGGCGCTCGCCTGGCCGAAGCCCCTTCGCGGCGCTTTCACCATCGCGATCTCGCGGATCTCGAGCGACTGCTGGAACGTGCTCCCCAGGATACCCCGGCACTGGTGGCCAGCGATGGCGTCTTCAGCATGGATGGCGACACGGCCGACATCGCCGGCCTCGCCAGCACCTGCCAGCGACAAGGCGCCTGCTGATGGTCGACGATGCCCATGGCCTCGGCGTGCTCGGCGAACATGGCGATGGTTGCGTGGGTCGCGCCCACGACCACCACCAAGTCCCCATTCTGGTCGGCACGCTCGGCAAGGCACTGGGCAGCGCTGGAGCCTTCGTGGCCGGCGATGCGGCTTGATCGACCATCTGGTCCAATTCGCCCGCCCCTACATCTACACCACAGCCCAGCCGCCTGGCGTGGCGGGGGCCACCCTGGCCGCCCTGGACATCCTCGAACGCGAGCCCGAGCGCCGAGGTCGCCTCCACCAGCACATCGCCGACTTTCGCATGAGGCCGCAAGGCTCGGCCTGCCGCTGACCGACTCCCGCACGCCCATTCAGCATCGTGCTGGGTGGCAACGACCGCGTCATGCGTTGGGCCGAGCGCCTGGCCGGGCCGGCTTGCGTGTCGGTGCCATCCGTGCGCCCACCGTGCCGCGTGGTCAGGCACGCCTGCGGATCACCCTGAGCGCCGCCCACGAGGCGCCGGATCTCGACGCCCTGCTCGATGCGCTGGACGCCTGTCGACGTGAGGAAGCCACATGACGTCGTTGATATTGCTCAGTGGCTGGGCTGCGATGCCCGAATCTGGCGCCCTCTCGCGCCCCATTGGCCCATGGACTCGAGGTCAAGGCGCCAGACTGGCCCGGGTACGCCGGTCGCCCCTCGCTTGCCGATCCCACCTCGCTGACCGATCTGGCTGACGCCATGGCCGAAGACCTGCCGGCTGATGCCTCTGGGTCGGCTGGTCGCTCGGCGGGCTACTGGCCGGCGCCCTGCTCGATCACCTGCCAGCGCCACGCGCCCTGGTACTGCTCGGCATCGGGGAACATTTCGTTCACCCCCAAGGAGTGAGCGACACGGCGCTGGCCGACTTCCAGCGCGCCCTGCGGCGTTCCCCCGACATCGCCCGGGAGCACTTCCTGCGCCGGCAGCTCGCGGGCGAACCCGATCCGACCGGCTCGCGTCGCGCACTGCGCGAGCTTCTCGGCACCGCCCTGCCGGCTCCTTTCGCCACTCTCGACGCCGGCCTCGAGCATCTCGCGCACCTGGACATCCATCACTGCCTGAGCGCCGCCTCCTGCCCGGTGCAGCGCATCGCGGGCGCAGACGACCCATTGCTGGCGCCCGAGGTCATCGCGCGAGCCGATCAGCGTATCGAGAACGCCGGGCACTGCCCGATGCTAAGCCAACCGCAGCGACTGGCGACACGGCTAGCGAGCGTCGCCACCGCGCCCGATGCCAAGCGACCGGAGTCCACCTCATGAACACTGTCGCGATGGCGACCGAACCAACCGATCATGCCGACGCCGCCGACTGGCGCGCCCGCGTCGCCCATGCCTTTTCCCGCGCCGCGCCACATTATGCGAGCCGCGCCACCGCCCAGCACGCCATGGGGGAACACCTGCTGCCCCACCTGCCCGACAAGGCCGAGTGCCTTCTGGATCTGGGCTGTGGCCCGGGCGAGCTGACGGCCCGGCTGGCCCGTCATTACGCCGACCACCAGCGGATCGAAGGCCTCGACCTCGCCCCAGGCATGCTCGACGAGGCACGTCGCCGGCACTCCGAGCCAATCCGGTGGGTCTGTGGCGACGCCAGCATGCTTCCCCACACCGACGCCAGCTTCGATTTAGTCATCTCCAACTTGGCGATCCAGTGGTGCCGGGACCTGGACCGCGTACTCGGCGAGATTCGACGGGTGCTGAGGCCGGAGGGCGCGCCCTGCTCAATACACTGGCTCCCGGCACCCTTCACGAAGTGAGCCAGGCCTGGTCGCAACCCGGGCGTCCCGCTGCCCTGCTCGACTTCCACGACGCCGCCCGGCATCGACTGGCCGCGCGACGCGCCGGCTTTCGTCGGGTCGTGCTGGAGCAACGCGAAGAGCGCTTCCACTACCCCGACTGAACGCCGTGATGGCTTCCATCAAGGCGTCGGCGCCAGGTGGCACGCCCCGGTAAGCGACTGACCCGCCAAGACCTGACACGGGCAAGACACCGCTACGAGGGGCTGCGCGAGGCCCCCGGCCTGCCCGTCACCTATCACCTGTTGACCCTGATCCTGGAGCACTGACATGGGCACCTACTTCGTCACCGGCACCGACACCGATGCCGGCAAGACTCTGGTGGCCAGTGGCCTGCTGGCCCTGGCCCGACGCCACGGCCACACCACCCTCGGGCTCAAGCCGGTGGCTTCCGGCTGTGATGCCACACCTCACGGACTGCGCAACATCGACGCCCTGACACTCGGCGAGCAGAGCACGCCCGAGGTACCGTACGACGTCCTCAATCCCTACGCCTATGCACCGGCCATTGCCCCGCATCTGGCCGCCCGGCGTGCCGGTGATGTCCCCACGCTGGATGATCTGGTCGCGGCCACCGCCGACCCGCTGGCCTGGCAGCGCGACCTGACCTGGTGGAAGGTGCCGGTGGCTGGCGAGTACCACTCAACGCTCACGAGGATCTCGCCGGCCTGGCCAGGCGGCTCGAGCTTCCGGTGATTCTGGTGGTAGGACTCAAGCTCGGCTGTCTCAATCACGCCATCCTCAGCGCCGAGGCGATCCGTGCCGACGGCCTGCCGTTGGCCGGCTGGTGGGCAACCTGATCGAGCCGGGCCTATCCTTCGACGAGACCGGCGACCCGGCCCTGTATCGCGACAACCTCGAGACGCTGACGCACCGCCTCTCGGCCCCGAACCTCGGCATCCTGCCGCACCTGGCCGGCGAGACACCTGCCGAGCGCGCCGAAGCCGCCGCCAATCACTTGCGCCTTCCCGCGATCGTTTGACTTGCCGGAGCCGGTCCGTAAAATATGGACGCCTGCCTGACCCGTGCGGATGTGGTGGAATTGGTAGACACGCCAGATTTAGGTTCTGGTGCCTTCGGGCGTGGGAGTTCAAGTCTCCCCATCCGCACCAATTGATTTTAAAGGGTTTTCTCCCTTCTGGCGTCATCCAGTCGAGGCACTTGATTTTGCTCTGTGACTCGATTGTGACTCAGCCTGTCAACGGCTTCTCGCACTCGATGCGGCGCCAGGTGAGCATAACGCTCGGTCATCGTGATGCTAGAATGCCCGAGCAGTTCCTTCACCACTTCCAGCGGCACACCATCCGTCACCAGCCATGATGCAGCGGTGTGTCGCAGGTCGTGGATCCGCAAGTCATCGAGCCCTGCCTGCTTGGCGGCTTTCTCGAATCCGTTACGAATCGACTTCACCTGGGCGCCGTCCTGACGGGCGAATACCCAAGGTGTGTCTGGCGCATGGTTCGCTCGCCACGCGGCCCGTCGCCGGATGGCGCCGGCGGCGGTTGCGTTGAGCGGCACCTGCCGGGGCTTGCCGGACTTGGTGTGCCGAGAGTTGAGCGTGATCGCCTCCCGACCTCGCTCGAGCGTCACCCTGGGCCACTCCAGTCCCAGCAGCTCCCCGCGTCGGCATCCGGTATGCACGGCCAACTCGATGAAATCGGCCAGCAGATCGCCATGCCGCAGCTTCCTTGCTTCCGTAACCAGCCGCCCCACCTCTGCCCTAGTCAGGTAGCGTTCGCGGTGGTGCGGCTCCTTGAGCATCCGCTTTCACGGGATTGGGCAGGCCCCACTCCCACTCCTTGTTGCAGTGATTGATCGCTGACGAGAGCGCGGCCAGCTCTCGGTTGATCGTGGCATTGGCTCTGCCGGCTTCACGACGCCACCGGGTATAGGACTTAATGTCCTGCCCGGTCAGCTCGCCGACGTCTCGGCCGCCGAAGAATCGCCGCAGGATGGTCGTCTGCATCTTGAGTGTCTCGATGCTGCGGAGGTGAGCCGAATCCCTCAGATACTCCAGCATCACCTCCTCGAACGTCCTGGGTGGCTTCACCTCCCAATGCTGCTCCCGGTACGCCTGAGCCCGCCATTTCGCTTCCAGCGCCTTGGCCTCGTTCAGGTCGGGCGTTCCAGTAGATCGTCTAATTCGCTTGCCGCGCTCAACGAACGATGCCCACCAGTACGGCGAGCTTTTCTCTTGTGTGGCATGCAGTCTCCTTTCTCTGCACGCCGGGCGCCATGTGAGCGTCGTCTTCTGGTGCCTCGGCGTCAAGACCTCCCATGCGGCGGATGCTGCCGACGGTGACACGCCGGCCCTTGCCTGACCCACGGGCAACGAGTCGCCCCTGGCGAACCCAGCTCGAACCGTCCAGTGCGTCACGCCCAGCACCTCCGCCGCCTCGTGGTAAGTGAGAAGTACCTTCTCCATCCCCACCTCCAATCCAAAAGAAAACCGCCTCTTGGGCGGCTGTGGTGGCACCGTGTCAATTTATGGTGCCCTACTGTAGGTCGGTAAAAATTAACAAGCCGCCCTGGTGGCGGCTGTTATCGGGTATCGCTGCGCTGCTCACGCATCCGAGGCTTCTGCATCACGCCTCCCGTAGTAGGTAGCGACGGATGCGTCAGCTATCCGGAGCAAGTGTTCGTTACCAGCCCGCATCACTCTCAGCAACTCCCGTTTCTCCGCCATGTAGACCCTGGCAAAGTCAGGATCGCGCTCCACAATGCTCATCGTGTTGTCGATCAAGTCGGCCAACTTGATGGTCTGAGCTTCAGCTGATCCGGACCAACCGATCGCGCTCCATTGCTTTGCGGTGTGCCCGGTTGCCTTGGCAGGATCGGTGAACTGATCCGTCAGTTCGTAGACGTAGTCGGCCACCGCCGGGCCAAATTCGTGCACAAGAGCTCTGAACGTGACATGCGTGTCTTCCACGACATCGTGGAGATAAGCTGCTGCGATCATGGCCGTGGTTCCACCAACACTTTCCACCGTCGTGGCTACCGCGGCCGGATGTAGGTGATAAGCTCGTCGGTGTACTTGCGGCGCTGCCCCACAGCTTGGTGCGCGGCTCGGCTGTAGATCGCTGCGCGAGTTATCAGATCAGTCATGGCCACCTCGACCCATTCACAATCAGAATCGTACTGACTATCCAGAATCCAGCCGCCAGCGCTCTTGTAAATCCTGCCCACTCAGAGGCATCCCATTGCCAAGCAATGAACCCGAAGATCGCCCACGCCAAGACCGCGGCGGCTATGCTCAGTGCTGCTTGTTGAATCACCCTCATCCTTGCCCCCAGGGCCAGTCACTCCATCCGGCCAACTTCATCACGGCAAATGTACCGATCAGTAGCGTCCAATCCCATACCCCGTAACCGCCCATGAACAAAAAGGCCGCGACACAAGATAGCGCCACGGCCACGTAGTTCGCGATCAGCTTCACGCTAGCCATTGCCACCTCCATTCATCATGTCGCAGTTCTCGCAGACCCCGCCATTGGCGGCCATGAAGCCGGCGCCGTAGCTGTCCGGCGGGTACGTATCGCCGCAAGCGCACTTGACCATCTCCGGCTCATCACCGGCCTCACGCACGGAACACCAAAGCGCTCCATGAGATCGCACGAGGAATGCTCGCTATGGTATCGACTTGGCCCGGGCGAAGCGCTCTGCCAGGCGGGCGGTTTCGCGTAGGCCCGCCATCTCATCCGAACGCATCTCCCATGCCGCCATGAATCCCTGGTAGGCGGCATCGTGTTCGCTGAGCCAGTGCGTGTTCTCGTCCTTAACCCACTCATCGAAGGCGGCGCACATTCGCTCATGGTCCTGCTTGGCGTCCATCACTCCTCCTCCCCTCTGCTATTCATCTTCCGGGCGCCTGCTGCGAACAGCGCCCACTCCGCTCCCAGCGTCAGCACGACGCCGATGGGGATGCCGATGGCGATGTAGATGAGCATGGGGCCTCCTCGGATTGGCGGTGATACTTCTCGGCCTGCCGTGCGAGGTAGGTGAGAACCTGGCATCCGCTCAACATCTCATGTCGAATGTGTCGGCAGGCATCGGCCAGCGCCTCAGCTTTGATAGCGGCATCCCGCCGAGAAAACGCTTCGTCCAGCGTATCGCCGGAATCCGATAGCGCCGCCTCTGCTTCAGCCAGGTCGTCACCGTCGTTGAAGTGGTCCATGTTTTCGGCCACAGCGCGAAGGCGCCCCACATCGATTGCTAGACGATTGCGCTCCCGCAGCCCTCCACGATCTGCATCACAGTGGGCCAGCCCAGGGTGACGCCGGCGGGGCCGTGGCGATCTTTGGCCAGCTTCAGCAGTTGTTCGGGTCGATGCTCATGATGTCCTCCTGTAGCTCGGGAGACCTCCGATCTGACCGGCTCCCGTGATGTATCCCTTGCGCAGCCAATCTCGAATCGTCGCCTCGGCCAGGGTGGCCGCGTGACGCTCGGCTCGACCGCCTCGGCTTGCAATGCAGCGACTCAGATCCGGCATCGTGAACGGCATAGGCAGCCGCCAGCGCAGCATCTCCAGCTGATAGCGCGTATTGAGCCGGGCGCGGCAGCCCGGCGGATGGACCGGGGCGAGGCTCGGCTTGAATGATGTGGTCATGCGTCCCTCCAGGCTTAGGCGGTGGCGAACATGTCGCGCTGGCGTTGCTGCTCAACGACTCGAGGGGATAGCCAGATGCACTCGGTCCTGATCACGGTCCCTTTCTGCCGCTGGCTGCGAAATCTCGGGTGATCATCGTCCAGTCGGTCAGCACATCCCGGTAGAGATCCGAGGGATAGCCTGACAACACGACGAACCCCTCGAGCTGACGACATTCCTGCAATAGGTGCTCGTGTTCGGATGTGGTCAGCTCGTGGCGGTAGGTGGACTTGTCCTGGCCCATCGCTCGAGTCGCGTGCAGATAAGGCGGATCCAGATAATGAAGCGAGCGGGAATGGTCTCGCTCGAGCATCACGTCCAGCGCCGGACGGTTCTCGATCACAACCCCGCTCAGGCGCTCACCGAACGCCGCGAGGTTCGCCGGGTATCGGCTCCAGTAGTTGGCGGGATTGACGCCACGGCCACTTGAGCCAGAGAAGCCGCGAAACCCTGTTCGCCCCTTGGTAACGGCTGCCGACCCGAATCCTGCGAAGGCCCGGAAGATGGTCCGGCGGGCCCGCTCAACGGGATCGTCATGAGCCTGATAGGCCAGTTCGAACTCGTCGCGAGCATACGGGGTGAGAGCGAGCAGTTCGGCCAGTCGGTCTCGCGGCCCTGGATCACGCAGGACGCGGAACACATTGACCACCTCGCCATCCAGGTCGTTGTAAATCTCGAATGTGCTGGGCGCCTTTCGCATCAGGACGCTGGCACTACCGGCGAAAGGCTCGATGTAGGTGTCGTAGGCGCTGCTCGGAGGAAAGTACGATAGAAGCCAGTCGGCCATCCTCCACTTTCCGCCGTGATAGCGCAGGACTGGTGGAATCATGGGTGCTCCAGATAAGAAAGGCCGCCTCAGTGGGCGGCCCGGGAGTGAAGTGTCATGCAGCCACGTCGGCCGGCATGTACTGGCGTTCGTGCGTGAAGTTGGCCTCGACGATGGCGCGGGCCAGCGGTGGGCAGACGCTGTTGCCGATCAGACGTACCTGCTGGTACTTGGGCACGGCGCGACCGCCGGCCTCGGCGAACTGGTAGCCATCAGGGAAGCCTGGGCGGCCGCGAGCTCGTGGGGCTGGAGCATGCGCATGCCGATGTCGACGATGGCGTATTGCTCGCCTCGATAGTCACAGTGACCAGGCCAAAACGGTCTCGGGTGGGCATGGTATGCAGCGGATCACTGCACTCCTGGCCGAGGCCGCGCCCGTAGTACTTCACAAGGAAGGCGGCCACTGCCGCGGCGTGAGTGCCGCCAGCGCAGACGGTGGGCATGGGATGCCGCGGATCTCTGCCTCCGCGCTCGCTACCTTTTAAGTTCAGCAGGCTCACGGCCACCGGAGCGTTATGGTCGGTGGCGGTGATCGTCGGCAGAGGCTTGCGCAGGTCGGTGCCGACCACGCCGCCGTAGTGCTTGGCCAGGAAGGCCGAGACCAGGGCGTGCTTCTGGCCACCCGCGACCACGGTGCCGAGTGGACGATGCATGTCGAGGGTGCGCGGCGCCTGTCCGGCGCGCTCCCCGTAGCCGGTCTGCACCAGACTTGGCGCCACCAGAGCAAAACTGCCGCCCTTCGGCCAGGCGGTGACCGTGCGCAACGGCTCGCTAGTTGTATTCACCAGTTCCGATCCGTTGCCGTAGTTGGCGATGGGTACGATGAACGGCTCTCCGGCCTCCACTACGAAACGCATCACGCCCTTGGCGATCCGCCGCAAGGTGGCGTCGGCCAACGGGCGTGGCCGGTCGAATATCGAGGGGCAAGGGATGCTCCAGTCGATGCACTCGGCAGCGGTGGTCCAGGGCTTGAGCTTGCCCCGTCGAACGGCCGGGGTGGCCGGATCGGCATGCGTCGGCTTGGGCCAGACGATGGGCAGGCCGTCGCGCCGAGCAACCAGGAAAAGCCGACGCCGGATGGTCGGAGCGCCGTAGTCACAGGCGCGCAAGATCTTCCAGTCCACCTGGTAGCCGTGGCGGCCTAGAGCGCGGACGAACGCCCGGAATGTCTGTCCCTTCCGCCCAGGGTCTGGAACGATGCGGCCCTTGGTATCCTTCATCAATGGACCCCAGTCGAGGAATTCCTCGACGTTCTCCAGGGCGATCACCCGCGGTTTCACCTTTGCCGCCCAGCGGGCAGCTACCCAGGCCAGGCCACGCACACTCTTGCTGACCGGCGCCGCCCTTGGCCTTGGAGTGATGGCGGCAATCGGGTGAGAACCAGGCAAGTCCCACCGGCATGCATGGACGGCCTGTTCTGGGTCGACATCCCACACATCGGCGACACTGTGCTCGGCGTCCGGGTGATTCGCGGTATGCACGGCGATAGCTGTCGGGTCATGGTTGATGGCGAGATCCACCGGCCGTCCCAGGGCCTGCTCGATGCCCTCGCTGGCACCGCCACCGCCGGCGAAGTTATCGACCACCAACTCGTGGCCGAACAGGTTCAGGTTGGTCATGCGTCTCTCCCTGGCATGAAAAAGGCCACCGAGTGGTGGCCTGGATGAAGCGTTCGAATCATGTATGGTGGATGCCTAGCTTCCTGCTGGAGTAGCAAGAATGAATATGCGGTTGATCGATGGTTCATGGCCCGCACTTGGGTACACCAACGGACAAGGCCTGCAAGTAGCAAAAGCCAAGCTTGAGCAGGTCCGAGAAATGCACAGAGCGATTTCTGCGGATCAGGATAGACATGCAGCAGACTGTGTACTGGCTAATGGCCTGCTTGAGAGAGCTCTTGAGCGATGTCTCCAGATCCATGAAGGCCGGGATAATCTCGACAGCATCGATCTTGCGATCTTCTTTCACTACGCCCATCAGGCCGCCAAGGATGCAGAGGCTATGCTGAAGAAGAATTTTCCTCACTTGGCCGGTGGATGATCAGGCCTGACCCGACCGCCGAGCCGCTTCCTCTCACGGGCTTGGCGGCGCCTGGTGGCACAGGATGGGGGCGGCCAACGTCGGGTCAGGGAGCAATAGTATGCGGCGTGCTATTCAAAGCACGCCATTCCTGAGCCGTTATCCCGTTAAAGCCTCCGAACAGGAAAGCCCCAGCAGTCAATCCACCGAGAACCATCAGGGCAAGAACCCACCAGCGAACATAGAGCCCCTTATCGAGCCGCGCCACGCCTTTCGCCAGGCGTTCGGTGATATGTTGAGTGTAGTGGTGGTGCTCTTGAAGGCTTTGATCTTTCTCATCAACGTGGCCTCGAGGTCCTTGACCCGCTCGTAGAGATAACGCTGTTCTTCGATTCGTTCGAAGGCGGCGCCCACGGCCTGCCCGAAGGCGGAAGGCGTATGGAAACTATCGTCGGCGAAGCGGTCGAGAAGGTTCATGTCGGAGGCATGGCCCAATGCGGCGTATAGGGCAATTCGAGGTCCATCAAGGCCTCGACTACCCGGGGATTGTCGGCTGTGTGCTGCCAGCCTCCACCACCGCCCCGAGCGACGACAAGTCCGGAGACGTCCTCTAGGTGCAACTCGTCGAGTTCTTGCAAGAAACGATCGGCGTTATCGAACGGTATCCTGAAGAAGCTAGGGTGTTGATGAACGCCCGCCTGGATCAATGATGACCGGATGTCCTGGCAAGCGGTGTCTGTGGCCAGGACCGCCAAGCTGCCGATATCGTGTTGCTCTAGATAGCGGTCCAGCCGTAACGGCTGCCGCCGGGGCTTTATATTGGCTATTGGCACCGGCTCGGAGCGAGGCTGCCAAGTGCCGACCACTTTCCCCTCAAGCCGGATTTCGTGCGTACCATACCAAGTATCGGACGATTTATCGGCCTCCCGGACGGAGAGTCGCCCCTGCATGACGACAGGCTCGCCTTCCTGCGGCGCGGCTCCAAAGGCGCATGGAATTTCAGCGCTCGGTTCCCCATTACCAGCCGGCCGAAGACACCACCACGCCGTCTCGCTTCCAGCTCCGCACTTCCCGGGCCATGCCCTGCACTGTCACCATGCCGGGCGGCACGCTGATTGTTACCTCTTCCAAGATGTCAGTCGGCGCCAGGGGCGCCAGCGATGCCGCCCCGCTTGGGTTACTTTGCTGCATCCTCCGATTCCTCGACCATCGTGACATTGTGTTAAACGGCTCCCAAGCTCCCTATGATGTCGGAAAATTGAAAAAAACGCTCACTCAGCTGCCAGTGGCACCAGTCCACTCGATTCCGGTCTTATCGCTCATGTTCTTCTCCTGTGTATTCATGGGGGGTGACGTGCCCCAGCCGGCTTTGCCTACACCTACCGCATCGCGGTACCGCCCACCCCGCCCCGGCCGGCCCATCCTGGCGAGCAGCTCGGTTTACGGTCGGGAGGAGGATGTTGGTGGCGTCAGCCGCCCATCAGCGGGTGCATGGGGGCGAATGGGATCTCGTCGTCGAAGTCGTCCCCACCAGGAGGATTCGGCGGCGCGGCCTGTTGTTGCTGGTACTGCCGCTGCTGATCGAAGTAGCCGTTCTGTGAGGGCTGCTGCTGAGGTTGGGCGCTGCCCTGTGGCTGCCTTGCCGGGAGTCGAGCATCTGCAGATCGTTGACGATGATCTCCGTGACGTAACGATCCTGACCGCTCTGGTCTTGCCACTTGCGAGTCTGCAGGCGGCCCTCGACGTAGATTTTCGAGCCCTTGCGCACGTACTGCTGCGCGACCTCGGCAAGGCGGCGGAAAACGATCAGGCGGTGCCACTCCGTGCGCTCCTGCTTCTGGCCGCTCTGCTTGTCGGTCCAGGTGTCACTGGTGGCGAGGTTGATGTTGCCGACTGGCGTGCCGGCCTGGGTGAAGCGGATCTCGGGATCCTGACCGACGTTGCCGATCAGGATGACCTTGTTGATGCCTCGGGCCATGGGGCCTCCTATGCTGCTGAGGGGAAGTCGGCACCAGCCTGGCTTCGCCACCCAACCACTGGAGCAAGGTGTCGACGGTGACGCCGAGAACATGGGTCATGATCGTGAAGTCAGCCTCGAGGCGAGCAACGGGGTCGTCGCCATCGTCCTGCTGGGCAGCCTCGTCAATCACCGCGTCGTCGAACCGGATTGATTTGATGGTCAGGTCGTCGTGGAGCACGAACCGGATCATGCTCTCGATGCCCAAGGCGAGCTTGCTGGCCTGACGACCGCATTCCAGGTGGCTATGGATCTCATCGCTATCCAGGTCGAGTTGCCGGCCTCGGATCACGCCATCGTCGCCCTTGGCTTTGAGCTCTACCGTGTCGCCGATCTCCATCTCGGCGGGCCGTGTGCCCGGGTCGCTGAGCCAACTGGTCATGGCCCGCATGGGCAGGGTGTTGGTGGCCAGCGGAGTGACACGCAGACTGCCCAGCGTCTCGCGCAGCAGGTCGAGCACTTCCTCGGCACCCTTCCGGCTGCTGGTGTTGATGCCGATCAGTCCGCGGCGGGTGTCCCACCACAGATCGATCCTTGTGCTACGCACAAAGGCCTGGGGTAGCAGTTCCTCGTAGACTTGTTCCTTGAGGGTGAGCCTTTCCTGGCGGCGCAGTTTGCGGCCTTCGTCGGCCTCAAGGGCTTCGGCGCGTTCCTCGACTTCTTCGCGCACCACGCCGGAGGGCAGCAGGCGTTCCTGTCGCACAGCCGTCAGCAGCCGCTGGGCGTTGGCCTCGTGGCAGAGCTGGGTGCCAGCCCGGCCAGCGGGTGGGCACCAGCCAATGCGTCGAGCCTCGTTGCCGCCGAGGGGACGATAGGCCTGGGCGGCCAGCGCCTTCTCGAATGCCTTGAGGGCGAGCGCCGCCTGCGCGTCGTGCAGGCGGTACAAGTGTAGGTTTCGGAACCACATGATCTATCTCCTGGCGGGGCCCTGCCGGCCCCGTGTGGATTACTGCTGTAGGCTGACGTGGCGGATGTCGCTGCGCTGGATGGCCGACAGCACGTCGACGGCCTGGCTGGCATCGAGTCCGGCGACCGCCTGCAGATCCTCCAAGCTTCGCCGAACGGATCGGCGGCCGGCACGTCCTGCAGAGCACTACCCAGTCCCGCCCAGTCGTCGAGATCGGCTGGTTCAGAAGGCTCTGCGGGATTGGACGGCTCAGTGGGCTGTGCGGGCTCGGCTGGAGTCTGGGCTGCGCGCAGGCGCTCAAGTTCCGCACGCTCCCGCTCGATCTCCTCGCGCTCGGCGGCCAAGCGCTCACGCTCCAGGCAGCGGCGTGCCGTTCGCGCAGAGTAGCCAGCACCCGAGCCTTTTCGTCCTCGGCATCCTTGGTGATGTCGAAATAGCCCTCGGTGTCGATAGCCTCGGCTTCGTCGATCAGGCCAGCCAGACCGGTTGAGTCGAGCCCTTCGGCGGTATCGAGGTAGCTGGTGACTTCATTCTCGAGGCGTTCGCGCAGCTGGGCGATGCGTGCCTCCTTGGCGCGCTGCTCGGCCTCGTCCACCTCGCGCTTGGCCTCCCGGTGGGGCGCTCCAACTGCTCGACTTCGCCGACCAGGCCCTTCGCACGCTGATTCACCATTTCGATGAAATCGCGGTGGGGCTTGGTGATCGCCAGTCGTGCTTTGTCAGTACCGGTGCGCATCTTGGTCAGCGCTTGGATGGCCTGCTTGCCGGCTTTGTAGCCTTCCTTGGTGGAGTAGTCCGGCACGGTGCCGTACTTCTCGCGGAGTTCGGCCAGCTTCTGCTCGGCGTTGTCGAGCTCGACCAGCTCGGCGGCGTAGGGCTGCGGAGCGTTTTGCAGTTGTTCGGCGGCATTACCCATGGCTCTCGGCTCCTGTTCGGTTTGCTGTTGACGTTCTGCCTGGCGCGCTCGATACCCTCCTCGGCTGCCTTCTGGATCATGGCGGCGCCCTTGGCGCCATCGACGCGGGCCATGCTGGCCTTATCCGGCACGCGCTGGAGGATGCGTTCGGCGGCAAGCTGGATGCTGCGAGGGTGAGGAATCTTGTTGCGTAGGGTGTCGCACTCACGGCTCAGCCAGTCCTGATACTCCTGGCGGTAGCGCTCAATCTCGGCGTCGGCATCCTCGGCTTTGGCGATGCGGGTCTCGGCCTCGCGGGCGGCCCGGTAATCCTGATCGTCGAACATGCCGGTAAAGATGTCGGCAGCGAAGCCGAGCAGCGACAGGCACTTCTTCATGGCGTCCGATACCGACTTCTTGGGCGCCTCGCCATCGGTCATCCACGATCCTTTGTTCGTGCGATAGACTGCCCGGGTGTGACCGAACTGGGTCACTTCGCCTTTCTCGCCTTGCCAGCGGTACCAGAGCAGGAGGCGGACGGTGTGCGTCAGTTCGTGGGCCTTCACCTCTCCGGTTTGCGGGTCGAGGATCGGGGCGCCCTGGTCGTAGCGCTCCTCCTCGATCTGATACCCCCAGCCCAGGCCCATCGGTCCGAAGACCTGAGTGGCCAGCCGGATCATGTGCATTGTGTCGATCGCGGTGATTTGCTGGCCGTTGACGTTGGCCTGCTTCACCACGTTCGTCGGTGTCTTCTCCACCTGATGCCATAGCGCCAGATGGTCAGTGTCCTGAGTCATGGTCTATACTCCTCAGTGATCTACTTCCATGGATCGCCCGGCCCGCTCCTGTGCCTGTACCCGCAGGAGTGGGCCTTCTTTATGCGGCGTTGATCTATTCGTCTATTGCGCCTCCTGCTGCTGTGCGCGATTTGGTCCATGAGCTATACTTCTTATGATTCGTTGGGTGCGAATCTTTCCGGCCCGCTCCTGTTACCCGCAGGAGCGGGCTTCTTTATGCGGCCTTCTCGGCCTGCTCTCTGACGATCTGCTCCATCGCCCGCCCCGCCCGCTTGCCGGCGTGTCGTATCTGCTCGTCATCGCCGGAGCGGAATGCCTGCATCAGCTCAGCCAGAGCGGATGGATAACGCTCGATGAACGCCTCTTGCGGGCCGCTGTAGGTCGTACCGGTGTCGTAGAGATCGCCGTCTGCCAGTCCGTGATGTAGGCCTCGACCCACTCCCGCATCGCTGATCCTCGGCGATCACGCTCGTCGAGTGCGTCCGGGTGGAGATGCGGGAATCGTGGAGCGATAGTGTCTGTACCGATGTGCGCGATATTCATGCCGCTGCCTCCTTCCGGTTCGCTGCGATCCACTCGGCGAGTGCCAGACGCTGCTCGCTGAGCGTGCTGGGAGACTCTGGATTGCCTGGCTCAGGCATCTCTGATCCATCCGCCTCGATGCTGACTCGCGAGTAGTAGAGAGAGGTGTTGTCGCGCCGTATATGCCAACCACGCTCCACGTCCCGCCATCGGCGAACGTCTCTATCTCGTGCCGAATCTGCCGGCCTGTTTGCTCATGGGCGGCCAGGGCCATGCGCTGAATATCGGTCAGCGCCATGATTTGGGCGTTGGTCATGCCGTCACCTGTATATCTGGATGAGTGGCTCGGCCTGGCCATGCCAGCGCCGGGAGAAATCAGCAGCCCGTGCCGCGTTGGCCGGGTCTTTCGGCTCGGTCCAGCGGCAGCCGATGATCGGTTTGTCGGGCCCCTTGATGTCTTTGCCCTTCGCTCGGGCTTGGCGGCGGGCTTCGATGACCCGGGCTCGCCGCTCTCGAAGATTCGGTTCCATGTCGCTCTCCTCTCGGGGTCAAAAAAGCCGCCCGGAGGCGGCAGGCAGGGGAATCGATGACCGGTTCTCGCCGGGGGATGCCGGTCTGCCCCGGCTGCCTCACCACTTCGCAGGTGACGCGCTTCGCGCTACGCTTAAGTTTCCACACATCGCGTAGCGAGAACTGAAGATGAGTCTTGTGTCTGAAGCGACTCAGTTGATCGGGTTTATCCGCAAAACCTCCAAGGAAGCCGCCATTCAAGAAGCGGTGAACGACCTGCAAATCAAGATCGGCGACCTCGCCAGGAGCGAATCGAGTTAATCGATACGGTTTCCGACCTCAAAGCCAAGATCGCGGAGCTTGAGGAGGCGGCAGCGAGGCGGAAAGACAGAAAGCCAAGCTTGACCAGTACAAGCCGGGCACCCTTCCAGGGAATGTGCCGTGCTACATTCACCAGGACGAAAAGGACGCGTACTCCGCATCGAAACGCTACTGTCCCCAGTGCTACGAGAGTGGCCGCCTTCATCAACTTTCTGGAATCGCCGATATGCACATGGTGGCGGTCAATTGCGCCCAATGTCGTTGGTCCGGAACACATATGTAGCTCTCCTTTCGTCATCCATCAGCACCCTCGGTGAAGACGCTGGTGGATGACGCCCCGCTGTGCAGGGCGTCGGAATCCTTCTCTGCGACCTTCTCGCCGGATTGCTATGCTGAAAGACTCATCGCAACCGAGGACATGACATGGCTAAGAACGAAAAGACTTCCAGCAAAGCGGCCAAAGCCGCCTCCAAGACCCTGCGCGACCCGAAGGCCTCTAAGGCGGCGAAGTCTGCCGCCGGGTCGGCGCTCACTCAGGCTCCTGACAAGAAGAAAAAGGGCCGTTGATGTAGTGCGTCACGGTGACGTCCAACACCTTGAGCGCGGACTGGCGGGGAATTGTCAGATGCCCCGCCAGCTGTACCGATCCATCGCCTTTGGGCTGGCTGACGTGAGGCGCAATGCAGATGAAGTCCTCATTGATGGCCACGATCTCGCCCAGGCTGTGAATCGTCGTGTAGCCGGGCTCGATGTCATCCTTGAACTCCCACCCTGGCGGGCATCCGAAGGTGTCGACCCAGATTACGAGCACTTTCTTACCTTCCATCTCCCGCTCCTTGCTTGTGAAATCCGAAAACGAGCTCGCTGAACCCGCTTTCGGACGCCCCCTGCTTCGCATGCAAGGGGCTGTCCTCATGACACGCCGTGGGCTCGCTTCCACCCAGCGCTGCCAGCGCTCGCCAAAGAGTTACGGCTCCCACCGCACTTTCCATGGCGACCCGCTCGGGATCGACATGTCCACCTACCTGCATCTGGCCCCGTAGGTCACCACCCTGCTACTGGCAGCCGGCGGTGAAGGCAGGTGCCGCTTCTACCTCAGCGGGAAAGGGATCGCGAATTCTTAAAGAGCGCTGGCTGTTGTCCGGTCAGCCTCCGGTGGGCGTTTTGCCCTTCGACGGTTCAAAATATAGGCATACCTATTTATTGAGTCAACAGGATTTCCTATATTTTTTATCGGAAGGCCGTATCTGACTGATTTGCCTATATCGTCAGGGCACAAAAAATCCCGCTCGGTGGCGGGATCAGTCAGGCAGGCACAAAAAGCCCGCCACTAATCGGGCGGGCAAAGTGCTGTGGGAGCAAGACGTCCAGGAAGCCGCTGTGAGGGTGCCTTCCGAGGGTGGCGACAACCCGAACACCCTGCAGTGTAGCAACCAAGCGGGCATAAAAAAGCCCGCCCCGGAGGGCGGGCAGGGAGTCCTTGCAGAGTCGGCGCACAAGCGGCTATGGGGAAGTGCCTTCCGGCTGCTATGCCACCTGAACGCCAATTGCAGTGTAGTTAATGTTGGCAGGCATGAAAAAGCCCGCTCGAGGGGCGGGCAAGGCGTAATCAGAACCCAATGTTGAGATAAAGCGCCCAGAGGATCGGTGGAGTCTACACGGAGAAGGTAGGCGACCCCCTAGGCGCTTCTCTCAGTGTAGATACGCAAGTGGGATATGAAAACCCGCCTCGTGGTCGGGTTGGGGCTGAACGGAGCGCTTACTCAGGTTCAGTGATGAAGAGCTTGTGAATCTCGCCATCTTTGAACACCGGCCTCGCTCGAACATGAAGCGGCTCATGTGTGTTTAGTGCTGTGGTGTATGGGTTTCCAGGCTCAGATAGAGTGATATCAGACACTTTCCCTGCAAGGAGGCCATCAAACCCGTCCACCTCAATGCTACATGCTCCAGTATCGACGCTAATGGAGTGAAACCGTTTGATCAGAAAGCTGCCAGGGTTCCCCGCAGCCAGTTGATCTCGAGACCGGATCGCCAAGGCCTCAGGTTCAGTCACCTCAACTGGCTGATCTAGATCATGAAACTGCGACATTTTGGTACAACTGCACCCAACAGGCGCTACGGCCTTGCTCATATGTTGGCGGGCGCCGGCGACAAGTGAAGGCAAGGTCTCAGTCAGTCGTTGATTCGCAGCTGCCAAGTCGCCATTAGCCTTAACCAAGCCGTTGGCGAGCAATGTGTTCAGCTCATGATCCTTTTCGGCGCGTGCGTGATGTGCTCAACCAACCCGTTCATGTCACCCTGGCCCGACAGCTTGTCTTTGATGAACCCGATGATCCTGGATATGAGCCAGTCCAACGAGGCCTTATACACATCGGCAAAAACTGGAATATCCTGCGCTAGAACTGGAAGTATAACCAGTAAGGATTCGTAAGATCCAGCCTGGGAAGGCAGTGTGTAACAGCGGAGGTCGGATCGGGCTCGAGGGGCAAGTACCTCGCCATGGATGCAGTAATGTGCAACGAGCCTGTATAGCCGCGAGCACCCCTCAAGGGATTTAGAGTACTCGATGGCATCTAGAATATTTTGGTTCGCCGCCTTCCCTTCATACTTTAGCCCCATCCCGGATATTGATCCGGCAACGCCGATATTGACATTTCTTTCCCTGAGCTTGGTTGTGATTATATTTTGCCTCAATTTTGTGGCGCACCTACCCCCTACGCCCTGGGCTTCCTGAGCCACAGCGAGCCGATCAGTCGAAGTTCTCCCACCAGAAGACCCTGCCGAGGATCTTGGGGGCGTCCGGGTCAGACAGGCTGTAGACCTCCTCCGGGTATTCGTCATCATTCTCACTGACCACGCGCACGCGATTGAGCGGTAGGCGGTAGAGGCGCTTCACGCGGAGCATGCCGTCATGGTCAAGGGCGTATATCTTGCCGTCGATGACGCCGCGACACCCCTTGTCGATTCCAATGGTGGCCCCATCGGTGATGGCGGGCACCATCGAATCACCCTTTGCGACAGCCAGGGCGGCGTTCTCTGGCTGAACGCCTGCCCGGGATAGGCGCGGAAGGCTGAATCGCTCCCGGGCGCATGGTTCTCGATGACCTGGGTGCAGCCATCACCGGCGGCGAATTCGACCTCGCGGAACATCGGCAGCATCACCTCATCGGGGTTCAGCGGCTCGTCGCCCTCGATGATCTCGTGATCGACCAGCTCTGCATTACCTTCGAGATAGGGGCGCGGCCTGAGTTCGGTGACCTTGTCCTCCATATCGCCCTCGCCCGTGGCGAGCCAGTCGGCGTTCACGCCACAGATGCGAGCGATCTGCACGAGGTAGGCGCTCGAGCGGGAATCCCCCTTCTCAAGGCCCGATATGGTCGCCTGCTTGAGGCCAACCTTATCCCCCAGCTCTTTCTGGGTTAATCCGGCTTTCTTGCGGGCGCGGCGTACCCGATCTCCGATGCTCATGTCATCGAAAGATATAGGTGCGCCTATAGTGTTGCAAAAAGGAGTTCCTGTTCCTACTATATAGGCATTCCTATTTTGCAAGGCCAGTTCCATGGAAACTCCTATTTCTCGGCTCATTCGATTCTTCGGCACCCAAGAGCAAACCGCTCAAGCCCTTGGCGTGAGCCAGGCGAGCGTTTCCGGTTGGGCTGGCTCGAAGCATGGCATTTCCGAGCTTCACGCAATCAAGCTGAGCGGCTCACCGGCGGCGCCATCAAGGCGGAAGAGCTTTGCCCCCGCCTCGCGACCGTCCATGCCGCCTAACCACGATTCCAGCTTATCGACAGGACATGAAGATGCCCACGTCTAGCACAAGACATCCCAGCCGAGACGCCCTCCTCCGCGATGCGCTCGGCCAGCTCAAGGAACAGCGCGGCGTATCGGTCGAGCGCTTCGCTCGCACGCTGAATTCCATGGCACACGCCCTGTGCCCGGCGAAGACCGAGGACATGCCCTGCCTGGCTCATTCACCGAGGTCAGCGAGGAGTACGACCACGCGGTCATGAGCTGGAACAAGCGCGTTCAGCGCTGGGCGAGCGGCGCGGTGGAGTTTCCGGCCTGGCTGGAAGAGCCGTGGATGGCGGCGCTCGAAGAGCTTGGCGACACCGAGAATCGCGTCGAGCTGGCCCGTCGGCATGGATTCCTGGGCGTTCGTCGTCCTCGCCAGGGTGAGACACCAGCCTGCGCCTTCGCCGCCCTGGGCGCTGTCAGCCGCGAGACGGGCGAGATGATGGGTTCATATACCGGCCTGCTGGAAGACGGCGTGCTGGACGAGAAAGACGCTGAGGCGGCACCGGAGGTAATGAAGGACATCGACAACGCCATCGCGGCGTTGATGGGCACTCGCGAGCTGATCAAGCAGCGAGTGATGAAGCCGTCGCTACACGTGGTGGGCGACTGACACGACGAAGCCCCGGGAGGCTACCAACCAAACCCCGGGGCTTCATGTATCAACAACGTGATGAGGTAAGCGTAATGCAATCCATCCAACCGTTCAACTTCCATGGGCAGCCGGTTTCGTATGGCAAAGACGGTGGCATTGTCGGCCTTGGGTCAACTGGCTATGTGTACGCCTGCGCTTACAGCAATGGCTTGCTGAAGGTCGGCTTTTCTAGAAGCCGGCCTGAATCACGCATACAGGCCCACGATGCAGCCATGTCCGTTGTCGGAGCATGTCGAATTAACTCTGTCGTCTCCCGAAAGGTCGCGGCTGCCAACTGGTTGGAAAAACTGCTTGTTGATGAGCTCTCCAAAGTCTACGAGCAAAGATCGCGCGAGTGGTTCCTGGGCGGATCTGTCGCGGAAGTGGTGGAGCTCATCGCTGAGTACGGGATCAATCCAGAATGCGAAGCCGCTTGCAGCGCCAGGGCGGTAAGCGACAAGCGCCATGAAAGCCTGGCTGAGACGCTGATGCTCATGCAAGAGGCCAGAGTTCCGCCGTCCCTTAGACCCATCCTGGAAGACATCGACGCCATCCAAAAAGCCTCTCGGATCATGCGATGGGACGACTCCCAGAATCTAGTTGCACTGATCCAGGTAGCCGAGCGCCATGGCATTGCGTCCGGATGGCTCTTTGACCTGCTTGAGTCGCCCAGCCTTATCCAAGACCCGGAATGGATGGAATCTCATATACAAGACCTACTGGCTGTGGCCGGTATGGAGCCCGCAGCATGAGCGTTGAAGCAATGAGCTGGGCGATGAACCAGCAAACCGTTACCGATTCTGGCGCGCGATTCGTGCTCGTAGGGCTGGCCAATCATGCCGACAAGCATGGCCGTCACGCTTTCCCGTCGAATGCCACGCTGGCCGAATACACCGGCCTGACGGGCCGCACCGTCACGCGCAAGATCAATGACCTGCTGTCGGCGGGCATCATCAAGATGGGCAATCAGGCCATCGCTGCGGCCCATATTGAGCGCGCCGATCAGCGCCCTGTCGTCTACGACATCGTGATGACCGACCTGCCCGAAAAGCGGGGTGACAGGAAGTCATCCCGTAAGAAGCGGGGTGACACTGATGCAGCAACGGGGTGTCATTCTGACGAGGACGGGGTGACATCTATGCAAGAACGGGGTGACGCTGTGTCACCCGAACCGTCCTTTGAACCGTCCCCTAAACCGTCCAATGAACCAGTTGCGCCGGGGGCTGAGCCCGCCGACGCTCCGGTCGAGGGTGAGCTGGACCTGGGTGGCGAGCCGGCACAGCGTATTGACGAGCCTCGCGCTGCCATCCCGCCCGACATGCCGGGACCGAAAGACCCTACCGCCAAAACCTTCAAGCCCTGGGCCAACTACGCAGTGGCCTACCGCCAGCGCTACGGCGTGTACCCGATCTGGAACCAGCGCACTGCTGGCCAGCTGGGACAGCTCGTGGACCGCGTGGGGGCCAACTACGCCCCCGGCGTGGCTGCGTACTACCTGCGGATGAACAACCAGTTCTACGTCGCCAAGGGCCATCCGGTCGGCTTGATGCTCCAGGACTGCGAAACCATCGCGGTGCAGATGCAGACCGGCCAGCAGATGACCGCCACCCGTGCTCGCCAGATGGACGGCACGCAGGCCAACGCGAGCGCTGCCGACGAGGCCAAGAGCCTGCTGGCGGCGTCTGGATGGGAGGACTGATTCATGCCGCTGACGCGCCAAGATGCAGAAGACCTGCTCGACCAGCTCTACGCCACTGCCGAGGTGCTGGGCAACGAAATCAAGCCCGCTGCCGCGTCGCTGATGATCCGCGACCTGCGCGACTACGACCGGCCCGAGATCGAGCAGGCCTTGGCTCGCTGCCGCTCCGAGATCACTGGCCGCCTGACGCTCGCCGCGATCCTTGAGCGCATGCCGACCGCCAATGCTCACCTGACCGCCAATGAGGCGTGGTCCATCGTCCTGGAGTCGCAAGATGAAAACGCGACGATCATCTGGACCGACGAGATCGCCAAGGCGGCTGGCGTGGCCAATCCGATTCTGGAGGCCGGCGACAAGGTGGGTGCCCGCATGGCGTTCATCGCGGCCTACGAGCGCGAGGTTGCTGCATCCAAGGCCGAGGGCCGCGAGGTTCGCTGGTGGCCATCCCTGGGCGACAGCAAGGAGCAGCGCCGCGAGGCCATCGAGCAAGGCGTGAAGGACGGTCGTCTGCCCGCCCCCAAGGTCGAGCACTTGCTGCCGGCTCCAGAGAAGCCCGAGGACGAGGCTGGCAGTAACCCGGAGAACGTCCAGGCAATGCTTCAGCAGCTCCGTGACACGCTGAATACGAGCAACGAGCAGGCCGCCGAGCAGCGCCGTCAGGAAGAGGTCGAGACAGAGCGGCGGCGCGCAGAGCTGATCGCACAGGCTGAACAGCGCATGGCAGGAGGTGCCGCATGACCAACGTCACACCGATTCGTCCGAGCTCGACCTCCCCATGGAGGTCCTGGGCGTCCTGATGCGTCAGGCCGAGCCGACCGTGGGCGAGATCGCGCACGACATCGAGATCTACCACCAGCGCCGGTTCGACGCCGCGAGCATCGAGAGCGCTATCGGCTCGCTGCGAGTGTTCGGCTACGAGGTCCACGAGCACGACGACCCGGACGGCGTGCGGTACGAGCTGGTTACAGGAGGTTCAGCGGCATGACGGGATACATCCGATTCTCCCGCTACCACATCGCCAAGATGTTCGAGATGCGCGACGGCCTGGCTGGTCCTATCGCCAGATCGCCAAGTTCGTCGGCGCATCACCGAGCGGCGTGCGCCGGGCCATGGTGCTGCCGAACAAGGCCAACGGCTGCCCGAGGTGACGCCATTCTACTGCCGGGTCTGTCCCGAGGAGGTTGCATGAGCATCATCCAGCGAATCCATGACCGCCTGACAGGCGTGCTGGGCCGGGACTGCGAAGGGAAGCCGCTGCGCGCGGGTGATCGGGCCGAGGTGCTGCAGATCGGTGATCATGTCCCGCGCCAGTGTCGCAGAACCCTGGTGACGGTGGTCCGAAAAGGATCGAAAGAAGGGCAAGTGGACATTGATGTGCCATACCCGTGGGAAGGTGAAGATTGGTGGCAAACCGAATGCTGGAACCTTCGCCGCCTCGACGACAACGACGACGCCAACTGGGCCAACGTCACCGAGGCCACGGGCTGGACGCCGCGCACCGTCGAGCAGCCGAGCGAGGTGCCGGTATGAGCGAACCGAAACGCTACGTGGCCACCGCCGGCACGATCGAGGAAGCCCTGGCCGCCATCGCCAAGTTCCCCGGGATGCTCAACCAGGCATTCCGCCGCTGGAAGCGGGTGAGGATGGTGATCGAGGAGGAGCCGGAGCGACGCAGCCTCGACCAGAACAGATTGCAGCGGCTGTGGTGCAAAGAGGCAGGCCAGCAAGGGGATATGGCCGCCGAGGAGTATCGCGGCCAGATGAAACTTCACCATGGCGTCCCCATCCTCCGGCGTGACTGCCCGGAATTCGCCGAGAAGTACGACCGCCTCGTCAAGTGGCGCGCCTATGAGGAAAAGCTGGAGTTCATGCAGGAGCCGTTCGACTTCCCGATCACCAGCTGATGACCAAAGCGCAGAAGACCGAATACCTGAACAAGGTCTACACCGATCTGACTGGACGAGGCATACGCCTGACAGATCCAGAGCTCAAGGGCATCGGCCCGGACCAATATCGCGAGGTGGCGGCATGAAAGGCGATCCGCTGAATCTCTTGGCCGCTTATACATCAGCCGTTGTTCTAGGGCTGGCCAGTTGGCAGGCGTGGGAAGCCTTTTCTGCTGGGTCTGTTATCGCGCCATTCATGGTGACGCTTGTTGTGCTGCTTGGTCCTGTCCAGGTGACTTTCATCGCATACCTTATCCGCGCGTATTTCAAGGGGTGGGAGCAATGAAGCGAACAGCACTCGAACGCCGCACTCCACTCCGCGCCAAGGCACCGATGGCCCGCAAGCGGGAGAAGCGACAGCCCGTGCAGAAAGCTCGCAGGAAGCCGCAGAAAGATCAGCGCTTCCGCAGCGAGCGGTATCTGCGCTTTGTCCGGTCGCTGCCCTGCTGCTGCTGTGGAGGCCCAGCGGATTCGGCCCACCACGTCATTGGTATCTGGCAGCTGGGAGGCATGGCCCTGAAAGCACCTGACAGCTTCGCCATGCCGGTCTGCGATGGCCCCGGGGATACCTGTCACAGACGCATCCATAGCGAGGCTCATCTGCGCTGGCAACAGCCGATCTTCTTGATCGACACCATCAATGCCGGCCTCGACGCATTCCCCGAGGGACGATTCATGACGCGCTGATTGAGGCGAGGGACTTCGTGTTGAGCAAGGAGGGCAAGGACTGATGGCCAAAGCAAGCCGAGAGAAGGGCCGGAAGGCTGAAGGCGAAGTGGCTCGCCTGCTGGGTGAGCACTTGGGGCTGACGCTCAAACGGCGGCTTGGCCAGTACCAGGCTGGCGGACATGACCTGGACGGCTGGGACGGCGTTTGCGTCGAGGTGAAACGGCATAAACGAGCCACTCAGGGAGATGTAGCCACCTGGTGGCAGCAGACACTGGAACAGTGTGCCGGCAGCGAGACTCCTGTCTTGGCCTATCGGGCGGATTTGCAGCAGTGGCGATTCGTCATCCGTCCCATCGACTGGGGCGGCGCCGTGGCCGAGCCCGCCGAGGTAGACATCGACGGCTATGTGCGTGGGTCAGGCATGGCCAGCAACTCAAGCTGGAGGTCTCGACCTGATGGAGTGGCGGAAGGTGAGCAGCTACTGCATTCGCTCTGACTGTGGGCGATTCAGGATCGCGAAGTGGGTATGCAGTGGCGAGCCGTGGTACCTGCTGAGCGACGGCGACACGACGGTGGGCTGGTATCGGGATGCCAGCAAGGCGAAGGACAAGGCGGAGGAACTGGCGAATGGGTGAGCGACTGATGATCAACACCGATCCGAAGGTGGCCTGGGCAATGGCGATGGATAGCGGCGTCCGCTCACAGATGGGGCCTATCCTCGAGGACTTGATGAACGGCGGTGGCGTGCAGTACACGACCAAGGGCGGCGCTGGGGCCGGCCACTGCTCGGAGTACGCACCGATCTACGCCTGCATTCGCCGCATGGAGAGCGACTCCCCTGCCCTGGCAGCTATCGGCCATGTGCTGTGCGATCCGATGATCGAGAGCGCCAATGCCTGGCTCGACGATGCCGTGGCAGCCGTCGAGGCCAAAGTGATCGCCCACATCCCCAACTGGAAGGATGGCCGGGCATGGAAGCCAGCCAAGAAAGAGCGCGTGCACTATCTGATCCACGTCGCCTGATGGAGCGGCAACGCAACCTGTCCGGTGCGCAGCCTGAGTGGTCGCCGGAGCGCATTGGCGAAGTGATGTCGGGCTGGTACGGCGTGCCGATCACGACTCGCAAGTGGCACCAGGATTGGCGGCCTGTGTGGGGCGTCATTCAGGCAGCCATGGCGACGCTTGAGGGTGATGCCATGGAGCCTGTCAGCGAGGTGATCGGCGACATGATTCGTTGCGCGAGAGTTGCGGCATAAGGCGCTTGCATTTCTAAGCCCTGATGATAGCTTAATCCTTAAGCTGTCGTAGCTATGCCCTGACAGCTCCTAATCTCAAAGCCTCGCCCTCACCGGCGGGGCTTTTCTTTGTTTGCCCTACCCTGCGCCCGGCAGCTATCAAGGATTCCTTGACGGCTCGCTGGGCGTTTTCGTGTCGGAGCGTCTATGCCCTGGATCGACTCAGTAGACGCTCGCCCTCGCTCGGAGCCCGCTATGCATCAGACGCTGAAAAAACGCCTGATCGGCGAGGTGATAGACCGTGAGGGTGGCTATGTCGATCATCCGGCGGATCGTGGCGGCCCGACCCGCTACGGCATCACTGAAGCGGTGGCGCGGGACTACGGCTATACCGGCGACATGCGCAACCTGCCGATTGTGCTGGCCCATGACATCTACGCCGACCGCTACTGGCACAGCCTCAAGCTCGACAAGATCGCGACGATCCATGAGCCGCTGGCGGCGTATCTATTCGACTATGGAGTCAACTCAGGCCCAGGCCGCCCCGCCGAGACACTGCAGCGGCTGCTCAACGTGCTCAATCGCGTCGAGCGTGATTACGACGACATCGCCGTAGACGGTGCGGTCGGCCCGGCCACCATCGGCGCCCTGGAGGACTACCACGACACCCGTGGCCGCCCCGGGCTGGATGTGCTGGCGGAAGCGTCAACGCACTACGCATCGAGTTCCTGGTGTCGATTGCCGAGGACCGAGAGAGCCAGGAGGCATTCACCTATGGCTGGCTGAGTCGCGTGATCGAATTGTCGCCCTGCGGCAAGGGGGCGACGTGACTATGCAACAAGTGCCGGCACCCGAGATCTGGCAAGAACGGATCGAGGCAAGGTGGACCAGATTCTTGACCGCCTCACCCGCATGGAGGAGCGCCAGTCGAGCCTGGCGGGAAAGGTCGAGGCACACGACAACCGCATCACAGAGCTGGCGGAGCGGCTTCGCAAGCAGGAGCACGGCCTGATCAAAGCGGAATCGGACGTGCGGAGCTTGGAAACAACCCAAACGCAGCAGCACACGCAGCTATCTGGCGCTGGGCAGCAGTTGGCGCCGTGGCGGTCGCGCTGCTTTCCGTAATTGGCAGTTTCGCCGCCCGCATCTTCTTTCCTTGAGGTAACCACCATGACCGATACCGCACCCAACACCGTAAAAAAGCGCTCTCGTCTCGCCGACGGTGCACGTCAGAACGCCGACGGCCTGGGCGTGGGTCTGCCTGTCGTCCTGTCTTGGGCGCTCTCGACATTCGCCGGCGTGGAGATCCCCATCGAGGTGGCGAGTGCCGCTGCCGCGATCCTTGGCTCGATTGGCGCCAAGATCAAGCAAGCGCTGTAAGGCTCGCCCGCAACACCATCGCCCGGCCCTATGCGTGGGTGCTGGTGGCGGTGTTCGTTGCGGGCCTGTTGCTGAACCGGAGGAAGTGATGGAGCGCGTATTCGACGCCGAGGCGGTGATCGTCCGCTACTACTGCGATGAGCCGGGATGCGATGGCGAGATGGTACGGCATGGAGACAGTTTTCTGCTTACCGACCCGATCCAGTGTCCACACAGGTGCAGCGAGTGCGGGGCACAGCAGAACTTCACCGAGATATACCCGAAGACCGTATTCAGGCAGCGATGACTCGCATCGCTGAGCGCCCATTCTGCCACGCAGTCTCAACACAGCCCTGGTCGGGGCGCTCACCAATGCGAGTAAGAGGATAGTGACGATATGACGAAGAAGGCTGCCAAGGGGGCTGTCGAGTTGACGGCTCGGCAGTCTCGATTCGTTGATGAGTACCTGAAGGATTTGAATGGCAAGCAGGCTGCTATCCGTGCCGGTTATGCCGAGCGATCCGCTGAAGGCACCGCCTCTCGCCTGCTAAGCAATGCGAAGGTCGCGGAGGCCATCGCGCAGCGCAAAGCCCAGCGCTCAGAGCGCACCAAGATCGATGCCGATTACGTACTCCATCGCCTGGTCGAGATCGATCAGATGGACGTGGCCGACATCCTGGCCGATGACGGCAGCATCCTGCCTGTCAGGGAATGGCCCCAGTCATGGCGCCGCACACTATCAGGTCTGGATGTGGCCGAGCTGTGGGATGGCCAGGGTGATGAGCGCGAACAGATCGGCCTGCTGAAGAAGATCAAGTGGCCGGACAAGGTGAAGAACCTGGAGCTGCTCGGCAAGCACGTCGATGTCCAGGCATGGCGAGAGCGGCATGACCACTCCAGCGAAGACGGCAGCATGACGCCGAAGCCAACGACCATCCAGCTAGTAGCACCCGATGACGACAGCGACGCTTGAGCTACCGCCGAAGCTGATACCGGTATTCACGGACAGGCCAGGCGAGAGAACGCGCTATCGGGGTGCATACGGCGGACGGGGCAGCGCCAAGACGCGCACCTTTGCCTTGATGTCGGCAGTGCGGGCCTACGTCTGTGCCGAGGCCAATCAGTCCGGCGTCATCCTCTGCGGCCGCGAGTACATGAACAGCCTGGAAGACTCCTCGATGGAGGAGGTCAAGCAGGCGATCCGCTCGGTGCCGTGGCTCAATGCCTACTTCGACATCGGCGAGAAGTACATCCGCACCAAGAACCGCCGTGTCTGGTACACCTTCGCCGGCCTGCGCCACAACCTGGACAGCATCAAGTCCAAGGCCCGCATCCTGCTGGCCTGGGTCGATGAGGCGGAGAACGTCAGCGAGATTGCCTGGCAGAAACTGCTGCCGACGGTCCGCGAGGAAGGCTCCGAGGTCTGGGTGACCTGGAACCTGAGCTCGACGGCAGCTCGACCGATACCCGCTTCCGCAAGAACACGCCGGACGGCGCCAAGATCGTCGAGCTGAACTACACGGACAACCCGTGGTTTCCCGAGGTGCTCAACCAGGAGCGGCTCAACGACCGCGAGACTCTCGACGACCAGACTTATGCCTGGATATGGGACGGCGCCTATCGCGAGAACAGCGAGGCGCAGATCCTCGCCGGCAAGTATCGGGTGGCTGAGTTCGATCCTGGGGAGGACTGGGACGGTCCTTACTTCGGTATTGACTGGGGCTTCTCCCAAGACCCGACGGCCGCCGTCAAGCTGTGGGTGTTCGACCGTCGGCTATGGGTGGAATACGAGGCCGGCAAGGTCGGGCTCGAGAACGATGACATCGCTAAGTTCCTGATCGACGTATCCCTGGCATAGAGAAGCACACAGCTCGGGCCGACTCGGCACGCCCTGAGACGATCAATCATGTCCGTTCCGATGGCGACGGCAAGCGCGACAACCTCCCGTTCGTTGAGCCAGTCGAGAAGTGGAGCGGCAGCGTTGAGGACGGTATAGCCCACCTGCGCAGCTACCAGGAGATTGTCATCCATCCACGCTGCACCGAGTTCCTCAAGGAAGCTCGGCTGTACAGCTACAAGGTGGACCGCCTCACCGGTGACGTGCTGACCAAGATCGTCGATGCGCACAACCACTATATCGACGCATCCCGCTACGCCCTGCAGCCGATGATCGGCGGCAACAACTACCGCCAGCGTTTCGCCGCCATGGCCAGTTAGGAGACACCATGCCGACATATCACGAGGACGGCTATCGCTCGGCAATGCTGGGTGATCGCCGCCGCCAGGTTGCGCCTACCGATCCGGCGACTATGTATGCCCGAGGCGGTATCGCGGCCCGAGTGATCGACATTCCGGCCGACATGGCTGTGTCCCGGGGCGTGGAGATCAAGGGCGACGACAAGCGGGTCATCATGGACGAGCTGGATCGGCTCGATGTCATGGGAGTCCTGGCCGATGCCATTCGCTGGTCGAGCCTGGACGGCGCAGCGGCGTTGCTGCTGCTGACCGATACCGGCGAGCTGGCTGACCCGCTACCGGATAATGTGGGGCGCATCACCGAGATCCGCGTCATCGAATACAGCCAACTCTCGGTGGCCCCGGGTGGCTACTACGACAATCCTAGAGACCCAACATACGGTCAGCCCGAGGTCTACCACGTCCGCCCGTTGATCACAGGCAACTACGCTGGCACTGGTTATTTCGAGGTCCATGAGTCACGCCTACTGCCGGTCCCGGGTGAGCCCCTGCCGGCCCGACTCAAGGTCGGAAAGTCGGTGCCGTGGGCGGGTCGTCCGTCCGCTGATGCTGCCTACCACACGATCAATCGCTACGAGCGTGCGCTCACGCTGGCCCTCGAGGTTCTCAAGCGTAAGCAGCAGGCCGTACACAAGATGAGCGGCCTGGCCACCTTGATCCAGAACGGCCAAGAGAATCTGGTTCGACAGCGCGTGGACCTGGTGGACGATGTGCGCAGCCTCATGAACGGCGTGGCCGTGGATGCGGAGGACGACTACCAGGTTTATGACCTCAACGTCTCCGGCATCAAAGACTTGATCGCCGAGTTCCAGGTGGCCGTGTCCGCCGACTCAGGCATTCCGGTCACGTCGCTGTTCATGCAGTCTGCCGGCGGCCTCAACAACACCGGCGAGAACGACACCGACAACCTCTACAACCTGGTCGAAGGCATCCAGAAAACCCGAGCGCAGCCGGCGCTCGAGCGGCTTGTCGACGCCATCACTCGGCAGTCTGGCGTCAGTGCGCCATCGGATTGGTCGATTCATTGGCCCAGCCTGTGGACGCCGACCGAGAAAGAGCAGGCCGAAATCCGCGCGAACAACGCCAAGGCGGCGCGTGATGAAGCCGAGGCTCGCAAGGTGGACTTTGAGACAGGTTCGGTGAGCGAGCGAGAGTTGCGCGATCACATGGAACGCGAGGGGATGTACGGCCTGGAGGCGTTAGACGATGCCTGAGCCGAAATGGGCGCATCCCGAGGCTATCGAGCGCGAGTACACGAAGACTCTCAAGCAATACGCCCGCCGATGCCAGCGAGCATGCAACGAGCTGTTGATGCCGGAGGTGCCGCGTCTCGTCGAGATGGCAGGCATGCGCAGCGACGCCTGGGCGAGAGCGAGGAGTCCGACGAAGGCACCTGGCCGACCGCCTGAACGAGATCCTCGGCACTGTTCTGGCCGCCCTCCTCGGTCGCCGCGCCCAACAGGTCTTCGAGGGCATGGCAGGACCGGCGTCAGCCTCTGATGTCGGCGTGGCCGAGTTCGGCGAGCGCGTCAGCCGCTTCAACCTGCGCCAGTTCGTGAAGCTGGTCCGCCGTGTCTACGGCGAGCCCTACGCCAAGGCCGAGCCTGACCTCGACAAGCTGATGCGGGCTTGGGAGCTGGAAAACCTCAAGCTGATCCGGTCCATCCCCGAGCGATACGTCGATGATCTGCAGGGCGTGATCATCCGCGCGATCAACGAGGCCAATCGGCCACCGACCTGCGCGACACCATCCGGGCGACCTACGACAAGCCGGTCAACCGGGCACAACTGATCGCCAACGACCAGATCGGCAAGCTCAACGGCCGCCTGACCCAGTATCGGCAGCAAGCCATTGGCATCGACGAATACTACTGGCGCGGCGTTCTGGACTGGCGTGAGCGTGCTCACCACCGGCGTCGTGAGCGCAAGGCCTTCAAGTGTCGAAGCCGCCCCGGGATGGCCATCCCGGCCAGCCGATCCACTGTCGCTGTTGGGCTTCCCCGAAATGGCCGCCCCGAGACGAGGTGACATTGCAATGAGTGTTTATCGCTACGACCGGGCGCCGATCAAAGCCCGGTTCACCGAGGACGGATACCTCGAAGACTCGCCTGTGCTGACCCGCACGGGCGTTTTTACGTACAGGGATGGAAAAGGCGGCATTCGCCGCGAGTTGCGCCGGCCCGAGGACGTGTTCTCCCAGGACTCGCTGGCCACCTATCGCAATAAGCCGATCACCAAGGCCACCACGGCAAGGTCGCGGCGTCCACCGTGAAGAAGTACCAGATCGGCACGGTGACAAGCGAAGGTCGGCAGGATGGCAACGATGTGACTGGCGACATCGTGATCCACGACCACGCGTGGTGAAGCAGGACGGCTGGAAAGAGCTCTCTGTGGGCTACCTGGTGGACACGATAGAAGAACCCGGCGAGTACAACGGCGAACGCTACGACGCCATTCAGACGAACATCCGGGTGAATCACCTGGCTGTCGTGCCCGAGGCCGCGCAGGCAATGCCCGGCTCAATCTCGATTCGGCAGACGCCGAGCAAATGAGCGACGCGGCCGATGCCGCAACACCAACCGACGACGATGAAGGTGATCCGATTATGGACAAAGTGCGTCTCGACAACGGCATCGAGTACGACGCCGCGCCCGAGGTAGGCCATGCCTACAAGCAGGCTCGCGCTGATCTTGACGATGCCAAAACCAAGCTCGAGCAGGAGAAGGCCCGGGCCGACGCTGCCGAGCAAGCCAAAGAAGAAGCCGAGAACCAGGCCGAGCAGATCAAGCAGGACGCTGTGAAGCAGGCCCGTGCCCGACTGGAGCTCGAGGCCAAGGCCAAAGAGCACAAGGTCGAGGTGAAGGAGGATGCCGCCGACCGCGACCTCAAGGTGAGCGTGATCAAGCCATTCGCGGCGATAGCGTCGACCTGACCGACAAGGAAGATGCCTATATCGACGCTGCCTACGACTACGCGGTGGCTGACGCGACAAGCGTCGGACGATGCCGCCAATCAGCGCAAGGTGTCCACCGGCATCAACCAGGATGGCGTTCCTGCCAAAGGCGGCAGTGCTGCCGAAGCCCGCGAGAAGATGGCCGCCCGCATGCGCGGCGAGAAAGTGGAGGATGACCAATGATCTTCGAGATGCAAAAAGCCTTCCCGGGCATGAAGCCGACGCCGGCTTTGACCGTGTCGAGTCGTTCCCCGCCGGCGGCAACGTCCGCTTCGGCCGTGTCTGTGGCGTGAATGCCAGCGGCGCAGTGGTGGAAGGCGGCGGTACTCGCATCGCCGGCATCGCCCTGCACACCCACACCAAGATCGACAACTACGTCCAGTACGACGATGTGTCGGTTCTGACCCGAGGCCTGGCCTGGTGCTCAGTGATCGATGGCGGAACCGTTACCGATGGCGGCGCCGTCGAGTTCAACGCCACCGGCGAGGTGCAGGATGCCGACGTGGGTACTGCTTACCCGAACGCCGTGTTCCGCTCCGACGCCGTGACCCTCAACGATGGCCGGGTGATTGCCTGCGTCGAGCTCCACTCTCCGACCGCATAAGGATCGACGACGATGAAACAGCACATGAACTATGACGCCGCCGATCTGGCGGCGGTGATGGATGCCGGTGACCGACTGGGCATCGTGCGAGAGGACGAGGGCCTGTTCCTGGCACGTCAGCTCGACTATGTGAAGTCTCGCATCTACGAGACCATCACCCCGAGTCTGACTGGTTTGGACCTGGTGCCGGTCTCCACCGAGGTGCCCGAGTGGGCCGAGTCGTTCACCTATCGCACCTACGATGAAGTCGGCATGGCGAAGTTCATCTCGAACTACGCCGATGATCTGCCGCGCGTGGATGTGACCGGCAAGGAAGAGACGCTCAAGCTCAAGAGCCTGGGTGATGCCTATGGCTACAGCATCGACGAGATGCGCTTGGCCAACAACATGGGCACCAACCTGCCGGAGCGGAAGGGCCGTACCGCCCGCCGCGCCATCGACCAGAAGATCAACAAGGTCGCCATGGTCGGCGATGCAGACCACGGCTTCCACGGCTTCACCAACCACCCGAACCTGGGCGAAACCGCCGTCAACGGCGACTGGACCAATTCGGCCACTACCGGCCAGCAGATCCTCGACGACCTGCTCGCCATGTACGACGCCGTGCAGATCCAGTCCTACGACTACCACACACCCAATACCCTGGCGCTGGCTCCGACTCGTCGCTCTGCGCTGATGCGCAAGAACGTCAACGAGGGCGGCAACTGGGAAAGCGTGTGGTCTCGGTTCAAGGCGCTCTATCCGAACGTCAGCCTGATCGCTTCGACCGAGCTCGAGCCGAGCGATGCCAACGGGCAGCAGTCTTCTGCCGTCATGTACGAGCGTGACGTCGACAACCTGTCCATCGAGATCCCGCGCCCGTTCGAGCAACTGCCGGCGGAGAAGCGCAACCTCGAGATGGTGATCGACTGCATCGCCAAGTGCTCCGGCGTGGCGGTCTACCGTCCGCTGTCACTCACTAAAGCCGTGGGGGTTTGATCATGGGTAAGTACCGCAACGAAAGCCTGGGTGTCGTGAACGTGGGCGGCAAGTTTGCCGCCCCGAAGCAGACCCTCGACGTCGATGACAAGGCGCCGGGGCTTGCCCGCATGGTCAAGCGTGGCGTGCTCTCCAAGGTGGGCAACCGCACCGCCGGCGCCAAGACCGAAAAGCCCGCCGAGAATGGCGGCGATGCCCAGAAGGCTGAGCAGCCGCAACAGAAAGCGGCCGAGTAACCCGAGGCTGCGGGGCCTCCCTGATTCTGAGGCTGTCATGACGCAATATGTGACCGTCGCCGATGTCGATGAGAAGCTCGGCGCCGACTGGGCAC